AGGCCTGTTGTAAAAGGAAAGGATAGTATCAACTTTGGTATTCAGGTTCTACAAAACTATTCTATAAACATTCCTAAAGCGTGTCAGAACTTAGTAAATGAATTCTATGGATACGAATGGGAAACTGATAGGTTTGGTAGACAGCAAGATAGACCGGTGGATTTCAACAATCACCTTATTGATGCAGCCAGATATGCAGCAATGATGAGATTATCACAAGTGGCAACAGCCAAAGGAAAATATGTGGTTAGAGTAAGATAAAACAAAATAATATGGAAAATAACGAATTAGATTTAGAGAATTTAAGTAAGGATGACTTTCTTGAAATGGCAAAGTATGTTGCACACACCGAACAACAAAATAGAATGTTGGTAGAACAATTGAGAGAAGCTAAAGCAGCCTTAATGGCAACTGTACAACAAAGAAACTCATTACATGCCAAATTACAAAATATGTTAGTTGAGAAAGCTAATACAATAGATGTACAAGCAATTAAAACGGAAGTTATTAATACAAACATAGAGTTGGTAAATCCAGAACAATGGGCAGTGCCAGCTGGAAAAGTAATAACAACACCAAAATCAAATAAATTATAATATGAAGGTAGATAAATTAATGGCAAACAATCAGCCAAAAGATTGGTTTGAGCAAGTGACAAAAGAATGTCAATCTTATCCTATTGATATGGTAGATATAGAAAAGGATGAATTAGTAATTGATATTGGAGCTAACGTAGGTGGATTTTGGAATGCTTGGAAATGGAGATTTGATAATTGGCATTTAGTAGAACCATCTGTTTACAATTGTGAACAAATAACAGCCAATGGATACGAAGGTTCATACTCACGTAACGCAGTAGGTAAGAAATCATGTGAAGTTGTTAAATTACAAAAGTATTGGGCTGGTGATAACGATACCTTATCCGGCAACTTTGGTACAACTGAATTTGTAAACGATTCTAATGGGCATGGTTGGCAAGGAGAGTGGGAAGATGTAATTACCTTATCGTTTGAAGATGTAACCAAGAATCAACCAATAGGCCTATTAAAAGTGGATTGTGAAGGTGGTGAATATGATTTCTTAATTGGAAAAGATTTAAGCAAGATTAAATTCATCGTAATGGAGCTTCACAACTTCTTAGGTGGAGTAAAACAAAAGCAATTGATGACACACATAGAGAATACACATAAAGAGATATACACATCAGGCAATGGAGTAGATTCTCATTTCGTTAAACTTTGGAAATTAAAATAATATGAAGCAACAATTAACAATACAAGTACCAAAGGATTGGTCAGCAGTAACATTAGAACAATTCCTTACACTTAAAAAAGATATGGAAACATACAAAGATGAACCTGATGCTATTGTAGCTTGTCTGTTTCATCACTTATGTAAATTCCCAGTTGAATACATACAACAATTGGATTTGGACACTTATATAGCCATCAAATCTGATATATACAATTTCTTTAATAAAGTAGAACTTCCATTGAAACGTTTCATTACAATAGATGGTGTAGAATATGGATTTGAACCTAACCTATCACAAATGGCATATGGTGCTTATTTGGACATTTCAAAATACGATACGTTAGAAATAAATGAGAAATGGGCTGAGATTATGTCTATATTATACAGGCCTGTTGTTAAGAAAGCTGGAGCACTATACGATATTGAAGTATATAAAGGTATTGTTGATAAAGAGAAATTCCTAAATGTTGGAATGGATGCACATTGGGGAGCAATTTTTTTTTTCAAAGGTTTGTTGGTGGACTTGCAAAACTCTACCCAGAAATCTTTGAAGATGGGATTGGAGGAGATACCACACAACATCAAATCAATTTTGCTAAGAAGTGGCGTTCCTACACATCTATTGTCCAGCTCGCAAACGGAGACATCACAAAAATAGATGAAGTGGTAAAAGAGCCACTAGAAAAATGTTTATTATTCCTATGTTACCAAGCTGATAAAGCTCAAATGGAAGAATTAGTACATAAACAAATGTTGAAGAAGATACAGCATAGCTAATCTATTACTTTTAATTCTTTGGTTGTTAAAATGAAAAGAATCCTATGAAAGTAAAGACATCCTATGTTCCTAAACCAAAGTTTGAAGCAACTCCATCTTTGAGTTCTCCAAGAAAGGGTAACAGAATGGGCTGTTTATGTAGAAACCGAAACACCTACTCAACTAAATGTTGTGACAAAACAATAGGTGCGCAGGGAATAGGACTAATTTATAAAAAATCGTAATATGCCAACACCAGCCTTTAATCAAAATCAAAGAAAGAATTCAGGTGTATATTTCGGTGCTACACGTGGAAAAGCAACAGGACGTACAAAACGTAGAGGATGTTTGTGTGTAGATACTGACATTTACTCAATGGATTGCTGTGAAGGTGCATTACAAAATCAAACTATTGGAAAAACTCAATCAGCTCCTAAAAGAAGGGGAGCATTTAGTGATGGGTTCAGCAGTGGATTTGATATTGGAAATATATAAACATATACAAATATATAAGAGATGTCTCAATTAAATAAAACTCAATTAGAGAATGTAAACCAAACGAACTTTCCAAATAACAACGTTGGGTTTATCACGCCTGATAAGCTAAGAGAAATGAATACTGACATTATTGACAGTATGGCTTTAGAAGGTGAATTACAAACTGTATCACAATCTCTAGCTTTAGAAGTAGATTTTTTACAAAATCAGATAGACCAGATTGTTGTAAGTGGAGCTGCATTGATTGTAGAAGAAGAAGGTGTACCATTGGGAGTTGTATCTACAATGAACTTTGTTGGTGCAACTGTAACTGCTTCTATTTCAAATTCTACGGCTACAATTAACGTAAACGCATCAGCAGTTGATTTAACTGCTCTTAACCAATTTACTGCATCTGCACAAGCTGAAATAGATGCTTTGGAAGCAGTGACTGGTTCTTATGTAGTAACTTCATCATTTAACTCATTTAGTTCATCAGTAGCTAGTGAAATAGATACATTACAGCAAGATATAGCAGAGTTGGATATAGCAACTGGTTCATTAGTAACAAGCGCTTCATTCAATTCATTTACAGCTTCGGTAAACCAATTCACACAATCAATTAACCAATATACTTCATCAAACAATCAGTTTAGTGCTAGTGTGGCTAATGAGATTAATGTATTGGAAGGGGAAGTAGATAGTTTACAAGCGGTGACTGGTTCTTATGCAACTACATCATCTCTTGCAGCTGTATCTCAATCATTGGTGAATACAATCAATAGTGTAAGTACTTCAATAGACGCAATGATTACTAATGTATCACAATCTATAAACACTACAATTAATGAGGTAAGTACTTCAATTGATACTACTATAAAAGCAGTTAGTTCATCAATTGATAATCGTATAAATGTTGTATCAGGCTCAGTTAAAGCACAAATTGATACTCTAATAGCTGAAGTAGATTCACTTCAAGCGGTGAGTGGCTCATATACTTTAACTTCATCATTTAACGCATACACTGCTTCTAACGATGCTAAAGTACAAGCTCTAATTGATGTAACAGGTTCTTACGCAACTACATCTTCATTAAATACATTTAGTTCATCAGTATCAATTAGATTTACAACTGATGAATCTATTATATCTTCTAATACTGGTAGAATACAAAGTTTGGAAGCTAAGACTGGTTCTTACGCTACAACAGGCTCTAATACTTTCCAAGGAAATCAAACAATAAATGGTAGTTTGAATGTAAGTGGAGATATTACAGCATCTAAGTTATTAGTACAAATAGAAACAGCTAGTGTGATATTCTCAACTGGCTCAAACATATTAGGTGACCAATATACTGATATACAAACATTACATGGTTTAACTGCAGTATCAGGTAATCTTTCAGTACAATTAAATACTGAATTAAAAGGTTCATTAACCGCTAGTGGATTAAGATACCCAACGGTTGATGGTGCATTTACTGGACAAGTTCTACAAACAAATGCTGCTGGTAGATTATCATTTGGTAACGTAAACGCAGTATTTGAAACAATTAGAAACGGAGAAGCAACCACAATAACTGTAGGAACTCCTCTTTATGTAAGTGGAGCATTAGGTGACCAACCTATTTGTTATAGAGCAGATTCAGCTGACCCTAATAAGATGCCTGTAACATTCTTAGCAATGGAAGGTATTGCAGCAGGAGCACAAGGTAGAGGTATTACATTAGGTTTAATAACAGGTATCAATATGACTGGATACCCTGTTGGAACTTTATTATGGAATGATGGTTTAGGTCAATTAACGGATGTAAGACCTACTGGTTCAGCAGATATAGTTCAACCATTGGGTATTGTAACAAAGACTGGTAATGGTGGACAATTAAACGTATTAAACCCTGGCCCTGTATTATTACCTAATATACAAGAAGGATATGTGTGGGTAGGTAATTCAAATTCATACCCAACAGCAATTCCTTCAGGCTCATTAGTATTTAGTGGAACATCAGGTACTTCAGGTATTAATGGTACATCAGGTGTAAATGGTACAAGCGGAATAAACGGAACAAGTGGTATTGATGGCACTAATGGTACAAATGGTGTAGATGGAACAAGCGGAGTGAGTGGAACATCAGGTGTAGATGGTACAAGCGGAGTTAATGGATTGAATGGTACATCTGGAATTGATGGCACAAGCGGTGTGGATGGAGCTAATGGTACAAGCGGCGTAGATGGAACAAGTGGTATCAATGGTACTTCCGGTGTGGATGGCTCAAATGGTACATCAGGAGTAAATGGAGTTAATGGAACAAGTGGCGTAGATGGTACTTCAGGCGTATCAGGAACCTCAGGAATCAACGGAACTTCTGGAGTTGATGGTACATCAGGTGTGAATGGAACAAGCGGTGTAAATGGAAGCAATGGAACTTCTGGAGTGGATGGCACAAGCGGTGTTAATGGTACTTCTGGTATTGATGGAGTAAACGGAACATCAGGTGTTGATGGGGCTAATGGAACAAGCGGAGTTGATGGACAGAATGGAACATCAGGTGTAGATGGTACAAGCGGAATCAATGGTACATCTGGTGTTGATGGACAAAATGGTACTTCTGGTATAAATGGAACAAGCGGAATTGATGGTACAAGCGGAATAAACGGAACTAATGGAGTTGATGGTTCAAATGGAACTTCTGGAATTGATGGTACTAGTGGTATAAACGGTACAAGCGGTGTTAATGGTACTTCTGGAGTTGATGGAACATCTGGCGTAAATGGTACAAGCGGAGTTGATGGTTCAAATGGTACATCTGGATTAACAACCGGTCAATTCCCATTCACTGGCTCAGCTATCATATCTGGTTCAATACAATTGACAGGCTCATTAAACATTACTGGTTCTGATTATTATGTAAGTGGAAGTAATAGTGGTAGTTTTGTAAGTAATATAACTGATTCATATACTACTGTTCCAAGAGTAAATTATGTAGTAACATTAACATCAGCATCATATTCTGCATTAAGTGTTAAAGACCCTAACACTCTTTATTTAATTAGTGGCTCAAGTGCATCTGGAACATCAGGTACTTCTGGAGTAAATGGTACGAGTGGAATTAATGGTACATCAGGCGTAAATGGTATTAATGGAACTTCTGGTGTTAATGGAGTTAATGGTACATCAGGCGTAAACGGACAGAACGGTACTTCTGGAATAAATGGTACAAATGGAACATCTGGAACATTCTTCCCAGCATTTACTGGTTCTGCGCAAGTAACTGGTAGCTGGATTGTTACTGGTTCATTTAGAGGTAATGTAGTATCAGCATCAATAGTTTCAAATACTGCTTCTATTGATTTATCAGCAGCTGCATATTTTACTTGTTTGGTGACAGGAAGTACATTCTTCAATATTACAAATGTAAGACCTGGTAATACAGCAAACTTAATATTAACAACTGTACAATCAGCCCCTGGTGTTTTACCAACTGCATCATTTAGTTCAAATGTTAAGCAAGTTAGTGGAAGCCGTTATTTACCAACATCAGGAAGTGGTAAAACTGATATTTTGACATTTGTAAGTTTTGATAGTACGAATGTTTACTTAGCTAAAATAAATAACTTAGTATAATATGATTGGAGGTTTTGCAAATTTAAATCAATGGGACCCAGATGCTGGGGCTTTTATTAATGCTACTGGAATAGGTGGTATAGAAGCGGAAGCTGTAAATAATTTAGTTAGTCAATTAAAAGTAGCTAACTTATGGCCATTTTTTAGTGCTATATATCCTATGGTTGGTGGAACTGCTTTTACTCATAAATTTAATTTAGTAAATCCACAGGATACAAATACAGCATTTAGATTAAACTTTGTAGGTGGATGGACACATAATAGTAGTGGAGCAAAGCCTGATGGTGTTAGTGGTACATATGCTGATACATTCTTAAACACAGATACATGTCCACAATTTCTTCCATTAAAATTACAAACAGACAATGGGCATCTTTCATATTATTCTTTTACAAACTCAGCATCATCTGATGATGTAGAAATAGGTTCAACCGATACACCAACTCCTAAAAATGAATCATTGTTAGCAACAAGATTCTCAGATTCAAACTTTTATGTATTCTGGTCAGGAACTGGTGGTGCAGGTGGTGGTACTGCAAATACAGATTCATCTGGATTTTATGTAAATAATAAATTATATGGTTCATTTGCAACAATTCAAGGTTGGAAAAACGGAAGTAAATTAATAAGTACAGGTACATCAAATCAGGTTCCGCCATCAAATAGTTTTTATTTGGGAGCGGAAAATAATGGAACTGGAAATTATAGAAACTCATCTAGGGGTTGTTGCTTTTCATCAATCGGAGGTTCATTTAGAACTGATGCTGATGTTGTGAATTTTACAAATATTATAAATACGTTTAATAAAACATTAAATAGAAATACATTTTAATTATGGCAGAAGTAGCATTATCAGCATATTTAGGCGGCACTGAAGTTGGAAAGTATTATATTGGAGATACTTTAGTAGCATTTAATCCATTTGAATATAGAGGAGACCAGTATTCTGTTAGAAATGATGTGTATGGAGCTTATATTGTATTAGCAATTCCTTATTCAAACTATTCAGAGTTAGGAATGCAAGCCTATACATCTTCAATTGATGGATTAGTAAGAGATAATAATATCAATAACTCATATATGTTGAGATTGACATCATCAGCTGCATCATATTCATTTGCATCTGCATCAGTTGTATCATCTGGCTCATCATATGATTGGGGAGCTCAAGGATATACATCTTCATTATCATTATACAATAACGCTGTAGCTGGTACAATTACTACAACAGTTGCAAATATTTCTTCATCAAACTTTGTTGTAGAATGTTGGTATAGAAAAACTGAAAACTTTACTAATCCACCATTCCATAAACAATTCTTTGGACAAAATAGTGGTGACTTTGTACTTAATTCTTATTCAACTGGTAACGTATTCCGTTTCTTTGTAAACGCTGTAAATACATGGACAACAACACCAAATGCAACATTGGTAAATAATACATGGTATCATATAGCCTTTGTTAAGAGTGGTACAAACGTTTATGTATATTTGAATGGAAACAGAATTGGTGTAGGTACAAGAGCAGCAGGTGTTAATCAAAGCGGTATTTCATTTTGGAATATTATCGGACAAACATCAACAAACAATGATAACTTAGGTGGAAATGTTCAAGATTATAGATTTTATATAGGAACTGATAAAGGATACACAGGAGCAACTATAACTGTTCCACAATCAATAGTACAAAAAAATTATTAATATGGAAGGAAAATGGGCAATAGTAAACAATGATATGATAATCATTGATATTTTTGAAGGTAATATAGCTTATCACGATGTATCAATATATGAAAGATATGGTGGAGAGGTTAAAATTGAAGAACATAGAGGTACGGCAGTAATTGGCAGTACTTATAATTCAATAGAAGATAAATTTGAATAATCAATAAAAATCAACTTATAATTGTTAAATAAATAAAATAACTCAATATGAAATTAGAAACTCAAAATTCGTATATTACAAATCCACAATTCGTAGGTGGAGTAGCTGTTACTTCATTCTTATCAGGTTCAAACTTTACAAATGCTTCTGATGCCAATCCTCAATTTGGATTTACAGCTGGTGGATTATATGTAGGTAACACTGGTGATTTGACAGTAAAGACATATGATGGTTCAGTATTAACCTTTGTATCAGCATCTGGATTTATACCTGGTATTGTAGTAGCCGTATCTGGTTCTTCTACTGCTAGAGGTATCGTAGCATTAAGATAAAAAATAAATAAGTAATGTTAAATTACAATTACAATATAATTGCTCCTATTAATAATAAAAGGGGTGCATCGGAATATAGACCAATTATCAATTGGTATTTTGATATGCGTACTGTTGCAGTAGATGCACCTAACATGGATAATATTGCATACGCAACTATGAGTATTATAGCATCTCAATCTAATGCAACTAATGTATATGTGGATAGTAATGGATTCTTTGTTGGTGCTAATAAAGCAATTATAAGTGCAAGTTTAAGTGGTAGTGGTGTATGGCCTACAACAGGTTCAACAACAATGTCACTTTTTATAGCTGGAACTTCTCCAATTGAAACACCTATATATTACAATCCAATATTACAGGTATCTGCAGCAGAAAACAATATGTATTTAAGTGGAAGTATTCTTACGCAAATATTTACTTCACCTGATTTATATGTTTGGCAAATTGATGGTACTGTGGTGCATCAGAAAGGAAATCCATATAACCCATTAATAAGTTGGGATGCTAAAAACTTAACACCTATATCAAATACAGTTCCTATTAATGGATATACTGCATCATTTAATATAGTTAAAGATGCAAATGTATCTTTGGTTAATATAGCAAATGCAACTGGTAGCAATTCAGGTTCATTCTATAACGATTATGCATTCAATGTAACTGCATCATATACAGCAAGTGTAAATAATGTAACGGGTTCAACTACTATGAGTTTCAGTATACCTGAAGCTGGTATTAGTACATACAAAACATTCTTTAACCCAACTACAACAACTGCTATATTAACAGGTTCATTTTCAGCATCTAAAAATACTCCATATTATTTAACAGCTAGTGTTATCTTTAATAAAGGTAATATATCTAACTCAACAATAAATTGGGCATCATCTGGTTCAACATATAACGCTGCATCATTTAGTATTGTTAAAAATGTAAATGAAAGCTTAGTACAAAATACAATAACATCATCTAAAAGCGGAAGTTTTTTAAATGATTACGCATTCAATATTACTTCATCAATTAGTGGAAGTAAAAATTGGCCTGATAGTTCATCATTCCAAGCATTGACTATGTCATTATCAATTCCTGAAATAGGACTTTATGTTACATCTTCATATACAGCATCTATAATAACTGCATCATTTGCAGCACAAACAAACATTAATCCATATAATATAACTGCTTCTATTGAATTAGAACCATATCCATCATATTCTTTAAGTGAATTTTTATTTGTTGGTGCTGGTGGTAATGGTGCAAATGCAAATGGTGGAGCTGCTTCTGGTGGTGGTGGTGGAGCTGGTTTAATTATAACTGGTTCTGGATTATGGATTTATCCTAATTCAATTTATGTAGTAAATGTTGGACAAGGTGGTGGAGCTGATACATATTTTCAAACTGCTTCTATTCAATATATTAATGCTAGAGGTGGTGGTAACGGAGCTGGAGCTAGTAGTAAAGGTGGTGATGGAGGAAACCCTGGTGGTGGTAGTGGATTTACTGGTATATGTGGAGCATCAACTAACTTTGGACCTGGTGATTTAATACCGGGAATATATCCAACAGGAAGTGCAATAGCTATACCATCTTCATCAGGATTATTTGTAACATCAAGTATAATAGGTGGATTTGCTGGTGGTAGTGGCTCAATAGCATGTTCTGGCCCGCCAGTTGTATCAGCATTCGCAAATGCTGGTGGTGGTGGTGGTGCTACAAGTGCTGGTGTTAATGCAGAGTCTTTTTGCCAATCGGCTAGAGGTGGTGGTGGTGGATTTAGTGGAAGTGCATACCTTACAGGAAGTTTTGCTTTCGGTGGAGCTAGTGGAGCATCTCCTGCTGGATTATGTGGAGCATCAGCTGGACAAGCTGGAGCAAATGCTACTACAATTGGTTCTGGTGGTAGTGGTGGGCGTGGTGGTACAACCGCACCTGAAAGTGTATCCGGTGGAACTGGATATAGAGGTATTGCGATTATTAGATATAAAGGACCACAAAAAGGTAGAGGTGGTGTTGTAACTACTGATGGTGATGATATAATTCATACATTCTATGAAAGTGGATTATTCTATTCAACAGCAAATCAATTACCTAAACAACATTAAAAAATTACTATATTTTTATATACAATTGTTAAATAACTAAATACAAAAACTATGAATGCAACATTAGTATTAAAGAAGATTTTACAAAACTTAGCATTGGTTAAGGAAGAAGTAGAATTGACATACGCAAAATTAGCAGATGGTACAATATTAGAATCTCCAACCTTTGACTTAGGTGAGGCTGTAGATGTTGTATCAGAAGATGGTACTAAAACTCCAGCTCCAGATGGTGAGCATGAAGTTGTACTAAAAGATTCTGAAGGAAACGATGTAAGAATCAAAATAGAAACCGAAGGCGGAATTATCAAAGAAAGAGAAAACGTTGAGGTTGAAACGCCTGCAGAAGATGAAGCAGTTGAAATGGAAAGTATCGCTGGTGGTGACATGGGCGGTGATGAAGAAGTAGAGACTGAAGAAACAGCTGAACCAATTGAAGAAGATATGAAAAAAGTAATGGAAAAATTACAATATCGTATTGAAGAATTGGAAAAGAAAATGGGCGATATGATGGCTAAAGAAATAGACATCAAAGACGCTAAAAAAGCAGAAACAGTTAAAGCAGAACCATTACCTGGCGATAAAGTTGAGGAAATGGCAGCTGTTGAGGAAGAAGAAGATGAACTTCCTAAATTGGATGGTGCACCAATTGATGAGAACGCACAAAAACAAACAAACGTAAAATTAGGTAAATCAACTAAATTGGGTAACTACCAATCAACTGTATTATCTAAACTTTATAAATAAAAAATAAAAAAACTTATTAACAATGAGAAAAAATCAAAACTTCGCACAGCCTAGCGTTACTACAACCTACGCTGGAGAGTTCGCAGGAAAGTACATCGCTGCAGCATTGTTATCAGCTAAAACTTTGGACAACCAATACATCACAATCATGCCGAATGTGAAGTTTAAGAGTGTTATCCAAAAGATTCAAGTTGATTCAATCGTAAACGATGCATCTTGTGATTTCACAACTTCTGGTACTGTAGCTCTTTCTGAAAGAGTATTAGAACCAAAGGAACTTCAAGTAAACCTTGAATTATGTAAGCAAGAGTTCGTTGATTCTTGGGAAGCTTTACAATTGGGCTATAGCGCATTTGATGAAATTCCAAAAGATTTCAATGACTTTTTGATATCTTACGTGGCATCAAAAGTAGCACAAGCAACTGAAACTTCTATTTGGCAAGGTGCAGCAGCAGTAAACGGACAATTCGGTGGTATCTACAACGCATTATCTTCTTCAGTTGTTGCTGGTGGAACAAACGCTCCTGTAACTTCATCTGTTTCAGGTTCTATCACTTCTACAAACGTATTAACTGCATTAAACGCTTTAGTTGATGCTATCCCTCAGGAAGTTTACGGTAAGGAAGACTTGATGATTTATGTACCTACTAACGTAGTTAAGGCTTATCAACAAGCATTAGCTGGTGGAGCACAAGGTGCAAATGGATTTAACAACCAAATGAACGTAGGTGAGAAGCCATTGAATTTCAATGGTATTGAATTAGCATTCTGTCCTGGTCTTGCTTCATCTGCTATGGTAGCAGCTCAAAAATCAAACTTATTCTTCGGAACAGGTTTATTGAGTGACCATAACGAAGTAAGAGTATTAGACATGGCTAACTTAGATGGTTCTCAGAACTACAGAATCATTATGAGATACACAGCTGGTACTCAATATGGTATCGGTTCTGACATCGCTATCCATAAGAACTATTAATATAATTTGAGTGAATAATGAGAGGGTGAAATTCCCTCTCTCACTCTTAATATGTTAAAACAAAAAAATTAACTTAAAAAAACTAAAACTATGGCTTGTAATTTATCAGCAGGTAGACTAGAACCTTGTAAAGATAGTATTGGTGGTATCGCAGCAGTTTATTTCTTAAACTACACCGGTTCACTTGCTACTTCTACGGATGGTGATTCTGATGCCCTTATCAGCTCACTTCCTTCAGGTTTGACAGTTTACGAGTATGACCTAAAGGGTAACTCAAGCTATACTGAAACAGTTAATTCATCAAGAGATAATGGTACTACTTTCTTCTCACAAGAATTAGTATTAAACTTGAAGAAATTAACAAACGAGATGACAACTCAATTAAAGTTGATGGCTTATGGTAGACCTCAAATCTTTATCCACACTATGAATGGTGATACATTATTAGTTGGACAGAGAGAAGGTGCAGATGTGACTGGTGGTACTATTCAGACTGGTGCAGCGATTGGTGACCTTTATGGTTATTCAATTACTTTCACTGGACAAGAAAAGTTCCCAGCTTCTTTCGTATCTGGTTCTACATTCGGTAATCCATTTGGAGCAGTAACTAATCCTCCAACTATCGTTAAAGGAAGCTAATTCCTATTCAGTATAGATAAAATAACTAAGGGTGGCTATTAAGTCACCCTTTTTTTATGCTAATCACTATTATTGATGTGAAAATTGTTAAAATAAAAAGATAAATACAAGATAATGCTAACATACTATTCATCTAGTAACAACGTATGGACATTCACAGTACAACCTACTGGAAGTTCAAACTTAACATTGCATTTGCAGGATATGTACACATTGGCAAACACATCAGCATCTTTGTCAAATTACAGCTACAATCCTTATCAAAGCACATTATCATTCACTGGTTCACAAATACCTACATTGGTATCGGCTAGTGTTGGTTCACAATATAGAGCTTATATCTCTGATACAACTTGTTCTATTTGGCATGGAAGTATTAATGTATTTACAACGCAAGCTGTAAACAAATCATCTTATGTAAATCAGATTCCATTGGAAGATGTATATGTAAGTAATGTGACAGATAACGAATATATAATTCTTGACTAATATGAAATTAAATCAAAACTTTTCAGTTGTGAATATGGCACAACAAGAAATCCCAGTTATCACCGAAGATACTAAAACACGCTACCAATGGGTACCTGTTGGTATTATAGGACCTGATGATTTCTTTCAGAACGTAACTGATGCATACAATAACTCTACAACTAATGCGGCTTGTATAGAAGGTATCGCTGACCTTATCTATGGTAAAGGTATCTTTACTAAGAATACTGAATTTGAGCAAACATTGGGAAAGATTATTCCACAAGAAGAAATTAAAAGAGCAGTATTTGATTTAAAATTATATGGTAATGCAGCCCTACAAGTATATTGGGATGATACACATACTAAGATTATAAAAATATATCATTCTCCAGTTCAAAACTTTAGAGCTGAAAAATTGTATGATAAACCAAAAATAGAAAACTATTACTATTGTGTTGATTGGAGTGACCATAAAGCACAAAGATATAAGAAGAAAATACCTGCTTTTGGTACTTCTACTGAAAAGATGGAATTACTTTGGATTAAAAATTATTCGCCAGGCAAATATTACTACTCTTTACCTGATTGGATTCCAGCACTTCAATTCTCATTTGTAGAAGCTGAATTAAGTAATTTACACTTAAATAACATTGAGAATGGATTCTTGCCATTGGTAATGATGAATATGAACAATGGTATTCCAGCTCCTGAAGAAAGAGATACAATTGAAGATTTGATTGAAGCTAAGTTTACAGGCACTAGAAATGCTGGGCGTTTCATCTTAACATTCAATGATGACCCAGAGAGAAAACCTACAATTGAAACTATACAAACTGATAATTTGCATGACAAATACAAATATGTTGCAGATTACGCACAAGATAGAATCTTAGTAGCACATAGAGTAACATCTCCATTACTATTCGGTATTAGAACTGTAACTAATGGGTTTAGTTCTCAATCAGAAGAAATGAAAACTGCTTATTCTATTTTACAAACAATGACAATCACTCCATTCCAAAATTTAGTGATTAACTTCTTAGCAGAAGCGTTTGATAAAGGTGGATATCCAGACTCACAATTGTATTTTGAACAATTAACACCATTGGTAATTCTTTCACAAACTGCAGATGAGACAGGACAAACAACTGAACAAGTGCAAGAAGAAATTAATGACCAAGCTCAAAATCCTGCTGAAACGGAAGATAATCCATCGGCAGTTGATGAAAATATAGATACTGAAACGTTAAGTGATTACACTACATCTAATCCTAACTTTTCTAAAAACTTTGAAACATATAAAT